CGGCTCCGCTTTCACCGTTCATAGAAGCCCCACAATGACCGCAGAACAGCTTTCCAGACAAGAGGTAATCTACCTTAGCCTTGCCCCTTGCCGGGGCTGTGGCGGTCTTAGAAAGCCGCCGCTGTACCGTTTCAAACAGCTCCTTGTCAATGATGGCTGGAATACCATTTTCGATGACAATATCTTTGTAGGTATAAGTGCCGATGTAGCGAGTATTACGGAACATGGCCTTAAAGCTACTGCGGTTGAACTCCGTGTTTTTGGCGGTCTTATATCCGGCAGAGTTAAACTTTCGGCAAATGTCAGCTACGCTTTCGCCGTTGGCGTAAAGAGAGAACGCTTCCTGAACGATGTGAGCGGTGTCAGGGTCAACGACCAGCTTGTGATTTTCCACCTTGTACCCAAGGGGAATATGACCGCCTACACTGTGGCACTTCAAGGCAGACTCACGCATACCTCTCGTGACCTTCTGTGACAGCTCGGCAGAGAAAAACTCAGCCATACCCTCTAACACGGACTCTAAGATGATACTCTCAGGGCTGTCGGTAAGGTGCTCTGTGGCGGAGAGGACTTTCACGCCGTTCTTCCGCAGACGCATTTTCATAATTGCGCTATCGTTGCGGTTACGAGCAAAACGGTCGAGCTTCCAGACGATGACATATTCCCAATTCTGCTTTGCGCTATCCGCAACCATTTCCATGAGGTGAACCCGCTTTTCCACATCTTTGCGAGCGGTCGTTGCTCGGTCAACATAGATGGCTACAATGCGGTAGTGGTTTGCTTTACAGAAGGCACGGCAGTCACGAAGCTGCCCTTCAATGGATTGGTCACTTTGACCTGTGGAGCTATACCGAAGGTAGATAGCAACATTTTGATCTCCATTGTAGAGTGTATATGGGTCTTCCTGAAATTGAGAGATTTCTTCCTCTGTCAGACAGGAGAGGTCGATTGGAAATTTTTTCATGCAAATCTCCTTTTTAACTCCATGACTCTACCGACAAAGCGCAATCGTCCAATTTCAACACCACCAAAAACACGGGGAGGATAGTGTGGATTAAAAGAGCGAAGGGTCACAGTATCTTCATCAATACTGATTTTCTTAACAAATCCTTCTTCGTCATCAACAATGACAACCATAAGAGTATCTGTTTCAGGAGGTGTGTCCTTTTTAACCAGCACTAAATCGTGATCGTCTAAGACTGGCGACATACTATCTCCGTCAACTTGTAACCAGAAACAATCATCACAGTCATATTCGGGGTCAACTTGTTCATACCCCAATGCTTCTTGCTGAGCGATGACACCTTTTCCTGCGGACGCATGGCCGAAAATAGGTCGCTTGCCATTCTTTTCATAAGGTTCGGTGGTCAAACCAACAGAGGACAAGTGAAAGAGAGGGTCGTCAGTTTCGCCTTTCAAATAGTCAATAGAGGTGTCAAGCATAATAGCCAGTGGCTTTAGAATATCATCGGGGATTATCAGTTTTTTCGCTTTGCAATCTGTAAAATAATTATCCCGAACGCCAAGGTTTTTACAAATATACTTGGTCTTAAACCCCTTAGTTTTACTGAGAGTTTTGATTCTCTCCACTGTCAATTCAATATTCATATAGCACCTCCTAAAAATAATTCGCAGAAAACTGCGAAAATACCATTGACATTCGCAGAAAACTGCGATATACTCTGAATTGTGAACAAGAGATTTTGACAACAAAAACCCGACCCCCGAAAGGTTTTCTTTTTTCGGCGGTTGCTGTGGTCAATGGTTTAATTGTCTGGCAAGTAAATTGTACCATTACGCCCACTGGTTGTCAATAAATATTGTTCTCAATTCAAAGAAAGGAGAGGTTTTGTGAAAGAGCGTGAGAAAATTCGCTATCGCCTGAGCATCAATCACCTGTCGTTTGCATGGCTGATTGATATGCTCCGAAAGCGGGGTATTGAAACGAACGGCCCTGTCCTGAGTGCAATTCTCGCAGGAACTCGTAACGGCCCTTCTGTGGACAAGATCATCGCTGAGTCTATCGACATTCTGGACTGGTACGAGCGGCAGATCGGCGGTGTGTCATGAGCGACAGTGCATTTGCCCCGGAAGTGCGAGGACAGGCCAAAGCGTTCAGCTCACTCCTTGCTCGATCTGTCCGAGAGTTTTTCAAGGACGAAACGAACCGCAAGCAGTTCGAGAGCTGGTACGAGCAGAAGTACGGAACACCGTATCAATGGAAACCTATGGTTTGGAGGAACAGATAATGAAAAAGGTATTTGGAGTATTGGCATTTCTCTCGTTTTTCTACCTGTTGGGTGTCGTTGGTGCGGTAGAGCAGGACACGATGGCTCTCGGCGCAGGCATGGTTCGTATGGGTATCGGCCTTGGCTGCTTCTGGCTGTTCTGTGAGCTGTCTGGTGCGTTT